CTCACCCACCCCGGGGCGACGGGATGGGAGGGCGGTCGCCCGCCCAGAAGAATAAGCCCGATCAACGGGAGTGAGGGACGCTCCCGGGTCACCTAGGTAGAAGCCCAAGCAGCAGAACGGCTGGAACAGTTACCATATTACCAAGATGATACTCCCTCCACCCGGACCGCTTAGGTGTGGGAGAAAATCGAAGGAGCCTTGATAACCTTAGGCGTAGTGACCTTCTCGTCTCCTCCGGCGTACCGGAGCCACGACTTTTGAATTAATCCGTGCGTGCTCGGTTTAGCGACATGAGCTGGTCGCTTCTCGCTACAGGTTTTACTGCCGCCATTTCAATGGAATTGTCTCTGCATGCTTTCCGAAATCCTTCAAATGTTCGAAGTCCCAATGGCTGGTAGCAAAGCGTTGAATCTCGTCGTCAGTTGCAGTCCATCCTAACTTAGACAATAGGAGACGCTCTTCCTCGGGCGTCGTAAGCTTGGCCTGAATCGTAGCCACGATGTCACTGGTGAGAACTTCCTTCTTCATGTCATTGCTTATCGGGTCCTCCGCCAGCGCACCCAGCTTCCACGCCACCTCCCTATCTAGGCGCACGTCAAGCTTCGCCACGTTCACACTCGCGGCGTATTCTATCATCTTTCTCGCGAAGGTTGGGACCTTGGATGCGAAGGAGTTAGCGTACGCTAAGGCCTTGGCAGCGGCAATGTTCCGCAGCGTATCGAGGTCGTCCTCTTTAGCCGCCTTAACGGCCGCGACGGAACACGACAAACCACTGTTCCTGATCGCCCGCGGGAGGTCGGGCGACCAGTCGAGTGTCGGTCCCTGCCGGTCGCAGTGGATCCAACACCCGCAAAATTCCGCCTTGTCGCCGGCTTTGCGCAGTTTGAGCTTCATGACAAAGCCGGCGCGCAACCAAAAATCAAGGATGCGCTTCTCGAGGGCCGGGGTCAGCCCCGACATGTTGACGAGTGAATCGTCGCCCTCGAAGGCGTACGCTATCCAGCTCTTCTTGCCGACAACGTTCTTGACGAAGCGGCACGCGGGGTCGAGCAATTGTTGTGGCTCGGCCGCCACGGCGCAGGACCACATCGTGAAATTCACGAGCCAGTTTAGGACCGAAGTCCCCCTGTGTCCACTACGCCGAATCGCTGGAATTATTAGCCTCAGCGGAGGAGCGCTCGTCCCCTTGCGTGGATGCTTGTGTAGCTCCACGGTGTCCGCGCAGCAGGCCATGTAATGCTCGCGGTGCCAAACGTCGGGGAATATGCCGCACACGGCAGCAATGCGCTCCGAAACACGCTTCACAACAGGGCATTCCACCCTATTGCGTATCTTGTCGCGGCAAGTGGCGTCCCAAGAAGACCCATCTCCTTCGACCGTCGTGAACTCATGGCGAGTGGCTGCACCTACCGACGCCCGAGTGGAGGCCACCACGCGGTCTATCGCCAGGTCCTTGGACGCGTGCTTGATGCTGCGCGACTCATATGCATTGAACAATATGTGCTCAATGCAAGCGATTGTCATGACCGACATTATCTGGCCAAGATCGCCATCAGCGATCAACAATCGCGGCGCTTTGCCGTCTGGCATCGCCTCCGCTTTGATGCTCGCCTTGTACGTGATGCCTAGTTCGTACTGGGCATAAAGCTTGTTGATCGCCGCCTCGAAGCGTGCTTCCGACCACTGACCGGAGCGCAGTTCATAGAAATCCATCTGGCGTAGCCAGTCGTCTATCATGTCGTTCGTAAACAGCGCTCCGACAGTCTTCGGCATCTTGCCTCCAATGTTGTGGCCCCAGATGAGGCCCTCAATAAATTTGTCGATCTTCGCTACCTCCCCCTTTTCAAGCTTAAACGGGCGCTCGTTCTTAATAAGCCGCCCGTTGACTGCATCGACAACGTTCTCCACAGTGTCACAATCCACACGAGGCGAGTGGGTGGACGGGAGGACAAGGGCGCCCCTGACGACCCTGTTATGTGGATCGTCAGTCTCCTTCGGGGCGTTGGTGTCCAATTGCGCCACCTGGCCACGGGACTCGCAACCGTAGACACGGTGACACTGTGGGTCATCGCTCACACGTGGCAGGTCCGTCGCTGTGCGCTCTGAAGGCGTCCCGCGATCGTGATTGGCCTGCCCCTCCTCATCGTGTTGCACGGGGGTCTCGACATCCACCTTGGGCTCATGAG